GTGATGAATCGTCTTTTCCCCCGCTAAAGGTAGCTGTTGCCTAAATTTTATACCATTCCCTTGCCAACAGGTGTGGCTTCAACTTTGAAAGTGATGTGCATTACCACGGTGCTGGCTCCGTCTTGAGTGGGACTTGTTCTGGTTTGACAGGTTTGCCGTTGCAAATCGGAAACGGCCATACTATTTTCTTGGTCATCATTCTCGTTTTCCTTCCATGAATTCTTTGAAGTAGGCGTGTATTCGTCTAACGCCATCAGGTCCATACCACTTGACCGAACCCTTGATAAGCTTCAGAGTGTTCTCTTTGTCTTTCAGGGTTTCGTGGGTTCTCCATATCTCTCTGGCTATACCAATCTCGTCCTGAGAGTTCATGTGTGGATATGGGGGTAGTTGACGAACCACATGGGTCTGTCTTTGGGTTGACCAATGTACTGTTGGGCATCCCTGTGAAACCACAGCTTGATCGTAGGTTCACCCTCTACCGAGCCTTCGTAGTTCCTCTGCTTACGGCATAGCAGGTAATGGTCAGGGTCTTCAGCAGACTTGGCAAAGCTGCCTTCAGTCTTGATGTCGTCCTCTTTAGACTTGTTTCTCCAGACAAGCATCACGTTATCAACTTGATCGGTGATAGCACCTGAGCCTTTGTTGTCATGTTTGTCAGGCATGGCGTATTCGTTTGCGGGTTTCTTCAGGTGGTGGACAAGGTGGATGTGGACTTCGTAGTCCCGAGCAATACTGGTCAACTCGTCAACAAAGATCTTTTGACCGTTGTAGTCGTCTTCACTCTTGACGCATTTGGCAAGGTTATCAATAAAGATGTGGGTTATCCCAAGCTCTTTGGCACAGTACCTAGCCATACCGATAACGGTCTGAGCGTCTGCTGTTCCTGTTTGGTCGTACAACCACATGGTTCCGTCTGTCCAGGTTCCGAACTGGTCATACATGTCATCAAGGGCTTCAATTCCTCTGTCGCCTTGGAACTCAGGCATGAAAGGGTTACACCCAATCCACATACGAGCCATACGCTGTAAGGTGACTGCTGGCTTCATCTCAAACGAGGCAATGCAGACCTTTTCGTTTTGGCCGATCAGGGATAAGGCAATCTGGGAGGTCATCAGGGATTTACCGTGACCGTTCTGTCCTGACCAAAGGGTTACCTCACCCTTCCTGAACTCAAAGTTTTCCTTGGTATGGTCCCAAGGGAGGTAAGACACCTTCTGGTCCTTCTTGGTCCTCAGACGGGTCTTGATGTAGTCAATGTACTCAGAAGCCTTCTTGACCTTGGTTTGGTTATCGGTTTCTTTGATGTATTTACTGAAGTCAATTGTGTCGGGTGTTATTACAAGTGCCATTTCATTTCCCAATGTAGATTTCTGACCATGCGGTCTGACGGAAGTGTGGTTGACCAGGAAGCAGAACACAACTGGTGATAACCCTTGCTTTGCAATCAATGAGCTTCTGGTGGATTGCCTTTGCTCTACGTTCATCAAGGCTTGAGAGTTGGACAGTAAGGCCAATTACAAACCGTAGGTCAAGGGTGTGTAGGTCGTCTTTGGCTACACAGATGGTAGGAGCGTCATCCCACTCATGCCACTCATGGGCATTCAAGGAGGGATGGTCTTCAATGGAGATGTACTGGGGTGCTACTCCAGACATCCTCATTTTGATCAGGGGTTCATGGCCGAGCATTTGCCATCCTTTTCATTTTCTCTGCTGCTGTCAGTGGTGGAGCAGCGATCTCATCTTCCCAGCGCTTACCGTTCAGCCAAGTACTGGGGTGTGGGATGTACTGAACATCTTTGTCTTTCCAGATGGTTTTGACTTGGATACTCAGAGAGTGAAGGATCTTGTCCAACAATGGTTGATCAACCCGAAGCTTTGCGAAGACCCGTTTGGCAAATTCCTTGTTGGTCTTCTTGGGGTAGGCTTTCCAGAAGGAAATAAAGAACACATCCTCCTGCCCAACAATAGGTTTAATTACTGTTTTATCTTCCTGTTTATTGGGTGCTTGATTTGAGCACACCCCTATGCTCGTATTGAGCATACCGTCTGCTTCATTTGAGCAGGGGTCTAGATTCAGTACGTATTGATTTGGAAGCTGAACACCATCAACAAACTTTGGAATTATGGTTAAAAAACCAGTTCTTTGAAGTTCAACAATATGCTTGCGAAGGGTAGAAGCACCCATTTCACAAACATCTGCAAGACGGCGATGTGATGGGTTACATTGGCCTGTAACTCCGTTTGCATGGTTAGCCAACATCAAAAGAACTAGCTTCTGACCACTGTTTGCTGTTTTTTGCTTGGATGCCCAAGCCATAGCTTCAAAGGACATCGTCTTTTCCTTCTAAAGCCCACTCGATCATTTGCTCTTTTGTCATGCCTTTAGCCTCAAGCATGCGATCAGCAAGCGTATAAGCCATAGCCACAATGACTTTTCCAGACATTCCAGGACGATATAAATCGTTAGCTGAAATATTTGCGGCTAAAGAACAGGCAAACTTATCCCTAATATCCATCGGTTCCATAAAGAACTCCAAACAAAAAAGGGCTACACCTGCTGTCTCACCCTTGCGGATGTTGGCGGACTGGCTTAGTACCAGCAGACAGCATGTGTAACCCCACTAAGAAACGCCGCCAAGCGTTATTTCGTATGGATTATGTACGATCCCAAATAAAGTTGCAAGAATCGCACTTCTTATGTGAATGCCACTTGTCGTAGTCCTTGAAGTGCTTTTCTTGGCAGTTCTCAGAAGCACAGACAGGACACTTCAACTTCCTGCCAAACACAGCTTCGTAGTTGTTTGAAAACGTCTTGTGATCGACATCAAAAGGTCTTGGTGATGAACCCTTGGACATGGTCAGAACTCATCGTAATCGTCATCAAGCATGGACCGCTCTTCTTGTTTCCTCTGGTAGTAAGAATCAAGTAAGGCTGCTTTTTGTTGGTCAAGCAGGTAAGAGCCATCAGGCTCAGGCATCAGTCCAGCACGGGGAGCATCGAATTGGAAGTCGTATCTCATTTCTTTCCTTTCATTACAAAAACTTGTTCAATGGGTCTGACTTTACGGCCACTTGCAACCTCAACAGATCTTATCAAAGCAGCAACAATAGCTGCCTCCCAATCCTCCTCTTGAAGGTGTTGGGACAGTCGATCAGTGGCAAGGACGATTAAGTCGTATGCCAGTACTTCTTCAATTTTGTCTAGGTGGCTCATGTGGTGAGCCTATCAAGAAAAAAACAGAAAACAACTCGGGTAAACACCTATGGATTGAATGAAAAACAACAAGTACATTCACTGCTCTTGCTTAACGAAAGGAACTCAATGAACACGCAAGCTCTTACTAAGGTCCGTCAACTGTTCTGTGTTGATGGTGTCCCAGCACACATCCAGCGTCATAACTGCCGTCAGTGGATCAAATCAATCCGCTTCCTCGGTGACAAGTGGTTGTTGGCTAAACAAGTTGGGAGGACACAATGAAAGACTTCTTGATGCAAGCCAAAGAGGACCTACATGGTGTGGTGTACTGCCCATACTGCATGGAGCCTCGTAACGACAAACGCTCTTGCTGTGGTGAAAACCACTTTATAGAGTTCCAGGACTTTGATGACGACACACAGAAACAAATCATCCAAGACGAATATGACTCAGCAAACTGGAAATAATGTATGTCAATTGAAAAACTGCTTCAGACCAACGTAAACGGTCATACAGAGAAGAAAAACAACTTAACGTACCTCTCATGGGCCTGGGCATGGGCAGAGGCTTTAAAAGCCGATCCCGCTGCTACATACAAGGTTGAGACGTTCCAAGAGCATGGTCAAAACGGTTCATGCCGTACTGTGCCTTACATGAACATCAATGGCTCTTGCATGGTGTTTGTCACTGCCACTTTGTTTGGCAAACCAATGACCTGCCAGTTGCCAGTGATGGACTACAAAAACAAAGCTATCCAAGAGCCTGATGCCTTTGCTGTCAACACTGCCATCATGCGTTGTATGACCAAGGCTCTGTCATTGCATGGATTGGGTCTGTACATCTATGCTGGTGAAGACTTGCCAGAAGAGGGCGATGTCCCAAGAAAAGGAAAAGGAGCAATAGTCACACCCCGTGGTGGTATTGGTGACGACCTTCCACAAGACATCAAAGAATTCCTGACTGACTTGGCAGCAGGAGTAACAGAGTTGGTTGACCAGGGTAAGGCTAAAGAAGCTCTTGCCATGATTGACGAACAGGCATTGGAGCCAGATCAGCGTGTCTGGTTGGCTAACCAAATGTCTTCCACCGTGCGTTCTGCACTAAAGAAAATCAAAGAGGTAAATAATGGCTGAATTCGACAATACCAACAGAGGGTCAATTTTTCGCAATGAAAAGAAGACTGAAGAAAAACACCCAGATATGAGTGGCTCCATCAACATTGATGGCACTGAATACTGGATCTCTGGATGGAAGAAGCAGAGCAAGGCAGGAACAGGCTTTATCAGTCTGTCAGTGCGTCCTAAAGAGCAGACACGGCAATCCAGCCAACCAACAAGCAAAGCCAAAACAAACGACTTTGACGACCTTGATATTTTTTAAGGAATTGCTATGGGATTGATTATTGGCATCACTTGCCTATTTGCATGGTTCAACCACATCTTCACATGCTTCAGCGATGGGCTGTGGGGGTTCTTGTTGGCAGGTGCTATCTTCTTTCCCATAGGAATCCTCCACGGCTTCTGGCTGTGGTTTAGCTAGTTTTTGGCCGAAAGCGGATGCTAGGCAACGCGCCGTAAGAGAGTGGGCGAAAGCCCTGTAGCACCTAGACGCAGCGAGTAGGCCTTCCCTTGTACAATGTGAACTGGCTAACCCGACGGGGGACAGAACGGATTGAATCACCGTTTTGCCAAACTTCAAGATTCACATGGAGATTCACATGAAACAATGTTCTTGCTGTAAAGAGCGAAAAGATTTTATTTTTTTCAGCACTGATAAAGCGCAAAGGTCCGGCTACTCAACATATTGCAAGCCATGCAAAAAACAAAAAGCCAAAGTTTATTCTTTGACAAGAATTGTAGATAAAGCTAGAAAAGACGAGTGGCGCAAAAAATTTCCTGAAAGAAAAAACGCCCAAGCAAAAGTTTATCGAGCTTTGTCTTCAGGAAAATTAAAAAAACAACCTTGTTTTGTTTGTGGCGAAGTTGCAGAGGCGCACCATCCAGATTACTCAAGGCCACTTGATGTGGTTTGGCTTTGCGTTTCACATCACAGACAGGCTCACGCCATAACAAATCAATAACCAACTTACAACCCCCTTGGAGAAAACCATGACATTTAACCTTGACCCCAATGAAGCCGCTTTTATCGTCCGTGTAATCGGACAGTTGCCTACCGAAACAGGCGCATACCCCCTCCACCAAAAACTTGTTCAGCAGTTCAAAGAACAAGAAGCAGAACCAGAGGTGATGCAGGTCGGAGGTACTGATTAATGAGCTTCTCAATGATTGAGATGGATGTAATTAGATGGGGTGAAGACCGTCTGATTGTCCAGCACAGCAATCCTTACGCTCAAGCCCTAAAGACTCTAGAAGAAGTTCAAGAGTTGCTTGATGCAATCCAAGCCAATGACCGTGAGGCCATGATTGACGCATACGGCGATATCTTGGTTACCCTTGTCATGGGTTGTGCCACTGCTGATCTTGACCTTGTGAAGTGTTTTAAGCATGCCTACGAGCAGATTAAAGATAGATCGGGAACACTTGGCAAAGATGGCATCTTTTACAAGGACAAATGATGACTGCTTTACAACAACAAGTTGGTGGCGACCATTACAGGGCTAAAGGTATCCAGCCGATTGAGTACATCCATGCCAACAACCTTGGTTTCTGTGAAGGTAACGTAGTGAAATACGTCACCAGATGGAAAGACAAGGGAGGTGAGGATGATCTACGAAAGGCAATCCATTACCTTGAATTGCTCATTCAGCTAGAAACAGAGTCTTCTCTGCAAC